CGTAAACTTAAGAATTTCTCCACTACCATCAGCAATTTCGTAAGCTATCTCACCAATCTTTCTGATAGAAGCACCAATAAGCTTAATTGTGCCAATCTCATTAAGTTGTCTATCAAGAATATTAAGCTCGATAAGACTGTCAGATCCTGGCATACTGTATTCACCAATATTATCAGATCTATGATCGAATATAGCGCGAGAGATACTTTCGAATTGCTCTCTTAAATTAGCTTCTTCATCATGGTAAAATTCAATCGGATACGATTCCGAACCTGGGTAAGAAACCTTACCTGGAACGTGAAACGTTTGACCTGAATAGTTTACTGTTTTATCTTCGATATCTCTACCTGGAAGCTTTGCACTTCTTGCATAGATCAGTTGATTATTACCAAGCAGCTCACCACCTACTATCTTAATAGATTTTACTCTGAAAAGAATGTCTCTAGCAAACTGCTTTGCAACTGCTTGTGTAAAATAATTTTGAATTGTTGTTGCCATATATATTATTTATTGTTGAAGTTACCTTATTACCCACCGATGATTTCTTGGAAGTTAGCATCAGTTCTAGTGGCGATAAAGTTCACCAAGATGAACTCTGACGCTCTGATAGGCTTGATGTAGATATCAACTACAAGTTCATTGTTGTCGATAACTTGTGGGGTATTATTACGCTCATCACACACAATCAGATAGTCTTCAATACCTTCAGTATTACGTGCTTTATCAAAGATCGGTGTAAGTGTATTAATAAGTCTTGCTCTTGTGAAAGTAGAGTTAGGCTCGAACACGAAGAACTGAGAAACTTTCTTAGTAGGTCTTTCAAGAGCCAAGAACAATCTACGAACGTTAATTCTATCAAACGCCGAAGGCTTACGACTTAGAGTCTTTTGACCATAAATCACTTGACCCTGCGATGGGAAGAACGCTACTGCGTTAAGATTCACTTTGTAAAGCTCATCTCTTTGCTTCTGGTTAGGTGAAACTGCAAGATCAATAGAAGTTGGCACTAAGCCGTTAGTAAACCCTGCTGGAGCGATCCAAGGGTATCTAGCAGCATCTGTTCTTGCCATTGCAGCAGCTGCAAAGCCTGAGAATGGAACCCAAACTTGTTGACCTGTGTATGAATCATACACTTTGCCCCAGTTTGCATATGCAATAGCATACGATGTATTCGCATTTTCGAATTGATGTCTTAGAGCCCAGTAAATGTCTCTCTGGAAGACTGTATTCTTGTTAGATGCTACCTTATTGTTGGTACCTGTTACAAGGATGTGTCTGATAGGATCTGCAATAAACACACAGTCACCACGTCCACCACCAATATATGGAGGTGAGCAGAATGTCTCAAAGATATTGAAGATTGTGTTGTAGTTATTCCTTAATGTTAGACCTCCACCAGCTATTGCATTAGATGTACGAATACCAGACAATTGAGTTGCAAGTGCAGTGTTAAGTAGAGTCTCGTCATAGTAGTTCTTTCCAGCTCCAGAAGCTGCAGCATAAATTGTTCCTAATCCACCTTCAACAACAATATCAATGTCGTAGATATCATCGTTTCTGACAGCATCAAGAACACGCTCAATCTTAGCTGGAATATCACCTAGAACTTTATCGTCTTGTTCAACACCAACATAAGCACCAAGACCGTACAGGTTATCTGCAAATCCTAAGCTTGAGGAAAGCGATTGTATTGTTGTAGTTAAAAATCCAGAAGAAGCATTTAGGCCGTTATTACTCACTAGAGATGATGTAAGAACTCTTATTTTCTTCTTAGGTACACCGTCTATACCAACTGAAGAATTCTTAAGTCTGTTGGAAATAAAGTCGTTAACCAGAATTTCAACGTTTCTTGATCCTTGGTCGACGGTGCCGATATAGTTATTAACTACTGGTCCTCCATTTTCACTTGTAATAGTTCTGTAATAATCAATAGAACCTACAAGTCTATCTTCAAGAACATAATCCAACGCAAACGATTCAGTAGCGTAAATGGATTTACGAATCTTAAACACACCAACGTTTAGAAGGTCATCATCATTATCTGTAGAGATATCATAACCAGTAAGATTTTCCATCAACTCGGAAATGCTGTTTGCAGGTCCGTTAAGTGTAGAGGTTAAGCTAAATTGCAATGTGCTTATTGGAATATCTATGAACGTCTTAGTTGAAGATACAGCTGAATTCAAAGTTTTAACTCCAACAATACTATTAAAGTCAGTTGCTGGGTTAATATTCATGTTATCACCAAGAGCTACATAGTAACCTTCAAACTGATCTGTAATACCTGTTTGAGCTTTGTTAACGACAATAACAGCAGCGCTACTCAGAGAAGCAACCGTATTGAAGGTTGTATTTTGTGTAGAACTCCATTCAAATCCAGATCCATCAATAATCGAATTATATTGATCTTCTGTGAGCTCCATGTGAGTAGGAGCACCAAGTAGGTAAGTACCTTCATTGATATCGAAAGAGTCATTCGAATTACGCGCATCGACTGTTGTACCTGTAGGGGCTTGGGTAAAGTCAAAGTCGAATCGATTTACTGAAGCACTTAGTGTATATGTAAGAGCGGTTCCAGACTTACTAAAAGTCTTGCCAGTGTCGATTGTAGCAATTGCAGTTGACAAGCTATCTACTAGGGCAGTTCCAGCTGGATTAGTACCAGTGTAAGTCGCATAAACATCAAGAGTTGAAAGTGCTGGGGCAACAGATGTAGAACTAAATCCAACAGTCTTTGTAGATCCATTTGAGGTTACAAATGTAAGTTTAGCAGCTGATAGATTTGCTGCAGAAGTATTAGTAGCAAGAGTAGATGTATAACCACTTAGTCCCTTAGTTGCAACTGCAGGATAAGCTAGAGCAGAGAACTTAGAGCTGAATCCTGCTCCTGTATCACTACCATAAGGAAGTCTAGAAGCGTAGATGTTAGATGGAGAGTTTAGAAGCTCTCTTACAGTGTAATAAAAGTATCTTTCCGCTGAGTTTGTTGGAGTTCCATAAACGAGATCTAGGTCAGACTTTGAAGTAATTTTAATAACTTCGTCTGTAGGGCCTTGATTTGTGTACCCTGTTACGAATACAGTTGTACCTACGTTTGCTGGTGCTACCAGTGAGAGATCACTTTCGAAAATCTGAACACCTGGAGATGAAATCGTTCTTGTTGCCATATAATCTATTTATGGCTCCGCGGGGAAACTTTTGATTAATAATACTGTATCAATAGGGAACAGATGCTTTGTATTTATACCTCTTCTCTTTATAACCTTTTTACCCGTTCTCTTCAATGTTCTTAATGAGCTTTCCTCGAGTTTCGTAACAATAAAAAAATCACCTTCAGATGAAAACTTCAAATCGTACGAATCTTTATGAGGTTCATGCACTGCAACTGTAAATGGCTTGGGCGGATTTGCATGTCGCACATATCCATAGATTTCTATATGAGATTTTCCCAACCTCTTATCAACATTTTTATTCTTGACACCCTTTCGCCTACCATGTCCATGCGTTTGAAAGTATAGTATGTTTGACTCGCTTGCAATTCGCTTCAATCGTGCTGCTTCGTCAGCGCCATAAATTTCCTCTTTTGTCTTTCCTTTACGAGGATCAACGTACCCAGGACCAAAATATTCTAATTTTGTTTGTCCTTTATACGGGGGTGGCCCACTGCCTCCACGAGAACTATTTTTGAGGTTGTAGAATGCTTTGTTCTCAGCAACTGAATAAAAACGAAGCCACCTCTCCTCCTCTGCTGACAGCTCTGTCTCGCTATTGCATAGTGATATTAGATAGAATTTGAAAGTTTGCGGTCTTTGTTTTAGAGCTCTCTTACACCTTACATTACTACATTTATATGAGTCGTACACACTACCTCTATGCGAGCCTATATAGAACATATCCCTCTTCAAGTCGCACCACAAATATACGTAACCATAATAATCTCTCTTGTCACGTAGTTCTACACCTGGTAAAGTTGCCATATAATCTATTTATGGCTTCTCAAAAACTTTTTACATTAATCTATCAACTCAACGTGCATCTGAGAATACACAAAAGTGAATCCGCTTTGAAGCTCTTCAGCATTTTGATAATCATAAGTAATTGTCTCTATTGATGTAGGAAATGCCTTTTTATATATGAATTTAATACGCTTGTTATTAAATTCATCTAGCCCGTACAATGTAATATCTGTTTGGTAATCTGAGAAGTTTTTATCTACCTCTATATCTCTAGCATTGTATCTACCCTCTACTTGATCGTGTAGGAGATTTAACCACTGATATACTGCCCAATAGTTATTATACTCATTATCTACCTTGAACTTAACGTTTACCGGAGGATATGAATTTTTAGTGTGTGATGATACATAAAGAGTATTACCTATGTATCTATTTTCTATGGCTGGTACTGTAATTTCAGGTACTATAGCACCATAAATCGAAAATTGTACAGCATCTGGCATAATAGTTCTATTCGTTCTTTCACCTGTAACTTGTTTAGAAGAAAGTTTTAGAATGGGAGGAACATCAAATACAAGTAGAAACTTATCTGACCTGGATCTATTTAAAGTGGACTGCTGCATGCTTTTATTTATCCTAAGATTGACCAACCTTCTTGTTCGAGCATAGACATCTCTGCTGGTACATCACTACCACCCATTCCAAATACAATAGGTGTCATAAATGTATTATTATCTCCAACTACTTCAAAGTCTGTATATATAGAAGTAGGATTTTCAAATAGGGATACACCGAAGTCCATAGGAGCTACTGAACACGGCTTGCCGTAGTCATCTACCTCTAAAATTTCAAGATATCTTTCTGTAATCTCTTTATCTAGAATAAACAAACCGTACACAGCTGCCATTACCCTATCGTCATGAAATCCACCTTTCGCCTTCCATGTACCATTAGGATACCGTACAAATTCTTTAACCTCTTTAAGGGTTTCTATATCTCTAAACTCAACAACCTTCATATCATTTACGAAGTGTCTCATATTAGATACACCCTTTTGCTTGGTATTTGTATGAGCTATCATACCCATCTGAGGTCTATTTCTACCTGCTATCTTAGCTCCATACGATACTACCTTTTCGTAGCCTATATCAAATGCTAATCTATCAACAACCTGTGCCCCACAATTGTTTCGCTCGATAAGAGCTAGAGGTGATCCCCAGTTTTTTAAAATTGTATGCAGTTTATTAGTAAACTCAAGAGGTGGTATCTGCCTATTATGATATACTGCTACCTGTTTAATATGTCGTGGATCAGTGATATCAAATATCTGAATAACACTAGCATCGATACCTACACCTTCAGATATATCTACACCAGCTACATATATTCTAGAGCTATCAGGATTTTCGTATATCTTGTAATTGCCATCATCAAGTACTACTAAAGGATCTACGCATTTTTGTGATAGTTCGTAAAATAGAGCATCATTAATAGCCGAATCGCCAACTGATAAGAATTGGCAATTGTGTGATAATATACCATTCGTAAAATAGCATGGATCATCCTCTACGCCAACGATATCATATACCTCTAAAACGCCAAGGGTTTTGACAGCTGTAATACTTTCATAACCGTCTTTCGTATACACTTGTTCACCAACATTTACATTTCTCGCTTTAATATATTCTTGCGTTTTAAAATTGACACACACAGGGTGGTTATAAGAGCATGTAAGAGACTTGGTTAGAGTGTGTATTGAAACACTTTCCTTCTCCAATTTTTGGATACCTGCAAAATTCTTATAACCATCTGGTGTAAGAATTTTTATATGTTTTGTATTCTTTTTAAACATTGTGAGTTTCTATTATTAATTTATCTAAATCCAGGTCTTGTGCTGTTCTTTGATACCCTGTTATAACTCCACATCTCTTAAGATTTCGGATATCCTCTATTGAATATTTCGACTGTATTGTGCGCTTTCTCTTCTCTAAACCTACTTCTCTTTTTTGTTGATCCTTACACCAATGAATATAGTTCAGCGATCGTTGTCAGGTTGTATTCACTACCTATATTTATATCTACAAGAGTACTTCCATGTACACATTCATATTCCTGTAAGAATGACTCTACACTTCCAAGAGCTGCTAGCTGTTCTTGCTTCCATTTTTCATCTCTACCTGGAATGTCATACCACGGCACTATCTCTGAAACAAAGCCATTTTCTCCCTTTTCGCTCCCCTCGTATAGCTTGTGAAATAAGTTTCCGGTCCCATTTGGCGTAGAAGCAATGAGAACTTTAGATTTTTTAGATCTTGATAGAGTGGGGAATACCGATCTCCAGAAGTCCTCCAAAATAGATTCAGGTTCGATAAAAGCACACTCATCAAGGAGAAGGCAGTTGATCGACTGGCCCCTTGCAGCAGATCCTGTTGTAGTTGATATACTAATTCTAGAACCGTTATCAAATTCACAAGATGTTTTAGCATACTCTTTAACACCTGGCTTGAGATAGTTAGGAATCTCTTCATACGCCAACCTAACCCTTCTGAAGATCTCCATAGCTGTAGACTCCTTGTTAGCTACAATTACTATGTTTTGATAATCGAAGAAACACGCAAGCCATAAAGCGTATATTGTCAAACATGTAGTTTTACCACATTGTCTCGAAGCTAATAGAATTACCCTTCTATTATCTCTTAGAGTTCTAAGAATTCTCTTCTGATAAGTAAACAGCTCAATACATACCTTCCCTTTATCAGGATCTACGATATAGAAAAAATTCTCAGCAAAGTATAATAGATTAGCCTTAGATTTCTCCAAATGCTTAACTTTTTCATCGTCCCACTCTCCCTTCCAGTTTTTATTAGGAATATTTGGGTTACCAAGATAATATTCGTTTTTTGATGATACTTTTGACATTAATTGCGAATCTTATTTATGTTGATATGTTAATTATATCAAAAATAATAATAATTTAACAGATACTATATAAATACAATATATGTCAACACACAAAGACTTGTTAAGTATAGGAAACATCTACGGGAGCATGCTGAATAAACTTCAACATGAGATTGTTAGAGAATCCAAGCATACCAAAGTACCTGTAAATGAAATAGGAGATGCTCCCCTAATTAAAGGTGGACCTCAAGAAACAGCTGGTTATATGCAAACTAAACTAGATAAAAATAAACTATCCAAGAAGGAGTTAGAAGATAATGCATATAACATTAAAAATTTATCCTACTCTGATGATGAAGATCATCTAGATGAAGAAGATGAGGAGGATTTTTCAGCGGAAACGAAAAAAATTGCACAATCAAGCCTAAATACTTTTATGAGAAAACGCTCTATTTTTGACAAGTTGTTTGAAAACGCTATGAACGGTTCAAGCTTT